GGGCTAATCGCTGGCATCCCTTCGGGGTGAAATCCAGCGCCGCCGCACAGCCCTCACTCCTTCCCCGCCGGCCCTGTGCCGGCGGCGACAGACCGAGCGTTGTGCGGCGACACTCCGACGCGACAGAACGCGTTTGGAGCATTCGACTTTCGCGATTCCGATTTGTTTCGGATTTCGAGCTTCGTATTTCGAATTTTGTCCCTCACAGCCACCCGCGCGCTCCCCGCGGCTCCCCGCTTCACCCCGCGTTTTTCCCGCCTAAAAAATCGGTCTCGCTTCCTCTCGGCCGATCTGCAAGTCGCTTGTAGCTAAGCACTTGCGACCGGACTCCACAGGGGGGTGGCCATTTTTGGCCCTTGAAAATGCTCCGCGGCCTGTGCTAATCTCACGACCATTGACGCGGCATCAAGAAGATCCTGGAGGAGCCAGGTATCGGAGGAGCCCGTCGCCGGGAATGGTCCCGGCGGCGGGCTTTTTTTGTTGCCCCCAACTCGTTGTCGAGGAGCGAACCCATGCTGACCTCGAAGCAGAAGGCCGAGATCAAGCGGCTGCTCGCCGAGAAAGCCAGCTTTCGCGAGATCGCCACCTTGACGGGCGCCAGCCGCGGCGCGGTCGCCGCCTTCGCCCGGCGAAAGCAACGCCGCGGACGCAAGCCCGCCCCCCGGCGCACCGAACTGGAGGAACTCGGCCCGTTCGAGCGCTGCCCGGGCTGTGGACGCCGGGTGTCCATGCCGTGCCGCGCCTGCCAGGCCGACGCCATCAGAGACCGCCGGCAACCGACCGCCGACGCCCGCATGCGGGCCTCGCACGGCCCATTGAAAATCCGCCTGCGCGGGAGCCGCCGGGCACGCTACGAGCGCGTCCGGAAACGCCGCCTGGCCTCGGAGGCCCGCGAAGGCATCGTCGCAAGCGCCGAGTACCTGGAACGCGAGGAACCAGGCGCGCTCGGTGTGCCAGACGGCACACCAGGCGTGCCTGATACGTTTTCTTAACCACAGTATGAGGAGACTGCCATGAAAGCGCGTGTGTGTGGAGGGCTGGCCCGCGGCCTGATCGCGGGTGCAGTGCTGTGTTGCGCGGCGCAGGCCGCGCGGGCGACCATCGCCGATTGCCATGATGCCACCTGCCGGATCACGACCCCGGACGGCGGCGCGGGCAGCGGCTGCGTGTTCGAAATCAGCCAGGGACATGTGTACGTCCTCACGGCCGCGCACGTCGTCGGGCGCCACGCCGCCGTGCAGTGCGAGTTCTGGCGCCAGGGCCACCAGTCGCAGCCGCTGCCGGCCGCAGTGCTGCTCCGCGTCGAGGACGACACCTGCGACGCAGCCGTCGTGGCGCTCGCCGAGTCCGCGTTCGCCGGCCTGCTGCCCGCGGCCATCCCCGTGGCCGCGCCCGACTGCGCCCTGCCGGCCGGAACGACCGTCACCTCGGTCGGCTGCGCCAACGGGTCGTGGTCCACCGGCTGGCAGGGACACGTGCTCCCGACCGACGGCGGCGACCTGCGCTTCGTGCCCGCCCCGGCCAACGGCCGCAGCGGATCGGCGATCTTCGACGCCGAGGGCCGGCAGATCGTGGGCGTGCTCCGCGCCCGGACGATGGACAATGCCGAAGGGATCGCCTGCAGCCTGCAAGCGTTGTACGCCGGGCTGCAACGCGCCGCCAGCGAGCAACGCGCCCAGTGCGGTCCCGGCGGCTGCCCCGTGCCGCCGTCGGCCCCCCGGTACCGCGTGCTGCCCTACCGGCAGAAGCAGGAGTACGAGCGATTCCGCGACCAGACTCCCTGGCCCACCCTGCCTCCGGCGCCGTCGCCAGCCCCGCGCATCGATCCGGACGACACCAACCGCCGGCTCGACAAAATCGCCGACATGGCGATGGAGATCCTTGGCCAGCAGCGGGCCCCCGGCGCCGCGCTCGAAACGTCGAGCTCCGGCCCCAGCGGCCTGGGCATGGCGCTGGCCGTCCTCCTGGCAATGGCCGTGGGCCTGGTCCTGTTCTACGCAACGCAAAACCACACGCCGCTGTAGCCGTAGGGTGGGTCGACCCGTAGGGTGGGTCGAGGTACGAGACCCACGCGTTTCGGTTATGGAGCAGGTAGGGTGGGACCGGCTCGCCCAATCGCGTCGCCGGCCCACCACCATCCTTCTTCAATCTGACAAGCGATAGCGATCTTGACCACAACAAGAACAAAGGAGGTATGCCGTGAACACCGTGTTGTTATCCCAATATGTAGCGATCGGCGCCAGCGTGCTGGTCGCCGTGCTCCTGGCCCTGCTGGTCTACAACCGCCGCGAGCGGCGACGGTACCGGGCGGCGGCCGTGGCCGGCGAACTCGAGCAATGGGGCCTGTCCAAGCTGGCCGGCGTCTTTCGCGCCTATGCCGTGGGCGATTACAGCGGCCTGGTCCGCTCCGTGGATCAGCTCTACGAGCGGATCCAGGGGACCGAGGGCACCTTGGGCCTCTTGAGCGAGCTGTTCTGGAAGCTCCTGGCGCCCAAGCTCACCGAGGCCGACAGCCGCATCCGCATCCGGCAGCAACTCGAAGCAGCCGAGAGCACCGCCAAGAGCAAGACGGGAACCTGACGCCCCAGCCAAGCGCTGCCGCGGCGGCCGGCCGGTTGCCGGTCGGCCCGCCGCGGCGCGCGTCTTTGGATCCAACAATACTCAATCCTGAAGGAGTCAAGACATGAACATTCGCGATCGAATCAAGGAGTTGCGGCGCGTGAAGGCCAGCACGCTCCGCCCGCACCCGCAGAACTGGCGCAAGCACCCCCAGGCACAACAGGATGCCCTGCGCGGCGTCCTGGCCGAGATCGGCTACGCCGACGCCCTGCTGGCCCGCGAGCTGGCCGACGGGACGCTGGAGCTGATCGACGGCCATCTCCGCGCCGAGACGACGCCCGAGATGGAGGTGCCGGTGCTCGTGCTCGACGTGGACGAGAGCGAGGCCCGGAAGATCCTCGCGACCCTGGATTGGCTGGCGCGCCTGGCCGAGCCCGACGAGGCGGCCTTGTCGGTCCTGCTGTCGGGGATCGAGACGCAGAGCGAGGCCCTGCGAACCGTGCTCAACCAGATGCTTGCCACCCCCGATACCCCCGAGGCCTTGGGCGAGGACGGGGGCAACGAGCCGCGCCTGCCCGCCGAAGTCGAGGTGCCCGAGGCCTTTCAGGTCGTGATCGAGTGCCGCGACGAGGCCGAGCAGCAGGCCGTATTCGAGCGGATGACCACCGAGGGATTCAAATGCCGCTTGCTGACCCTGTGACTCTTGTTGGAGTTCCCCGTTGGAGTTCCGCCTTTAGGCGGTCTGGAGTTGGAGTTCCGCCTTCAGGCGGTCCGGAGTTGGAGTTCCGCCTTTAGGCGGTCCGGAGTTGGAGTTCCGCCTTTAGGCGGTTTGAACTCCGCCGAAATATCGAAACCCGAAGCGTAAGCGAGGCCCTCGAATGAGTTTCGACAAGCACAACCGGGACTGGTGCTCAGTGGCGTTCCGCGGCGTAAACCGCACCGTTTTTCTCTTGCCCAGGCGTTTACGACTGGGGCACGTAGGCGTCGTCGCCGGTTCTGCTCGTCAGAACTCATCAGCCAGTCACCCTCGCTGACATGCCGCCTAAAGGCGGAACTCCAACAACACGGAGACCAATCCCATGATGCATAACATCGACATCACCGTAACCTGCCCGGTCTACGACTCGTTCCGCGTGCGGCAAGTCGCCGGAATGTTCGACGTCCCGCTGGCCGACCGGGCGACCGAACGCTTCCGCCTGGAAGTGCCCGAGGACCTGATCGCCCCGGACGCCGCGCGCGCCTCCCAAGACTCTCCGCACGCCTGGCGCACCGGGCTGGTGGTCGGACCGTCGGGAAGCGGCAAGAGCACGATCGCCCGGCGATTGTTCGGCGACCGGCTGCAAGCCAAGGCCGAGTGGCCTCGGGACCGGGCGGTGGTCGACGGCTTCGGCGAGCGCCCCATCAAGCAGGTCACCGGGATGTTCACCGCCGTGGGCTTCAGCAGCCCTCCGAGCTGGATCAAGCCCTATCAAGTCCTCAGCCATGGCGAGCAGTTCCGCTGCGACCTGGCGCGGGCCCTGCTCGACGAGGAGCAAGGAATCGTGGTCTTCGACGAGTTTACCAGCGTCGTCGACCGCAGCGTCGCCCGTATCGTGTCCGCCGCGGTCGCCAAGGGCATCCGGCAAGGGTCGATCGGCTGCCGTTTCGTGGCCGTCACGTGCCACGACGACCTGGCCGAGTGGCTCCAGCCCGACTGGGTCATCGATATGGCCACGGCCAGCTTCCACTGGAGGCGGCTTCAACGGCCGCCCATCCGGCTCGAAATCTTTCGCTGCTGCCGCAGTGCGTGGGACATGTTTCGCCGTCATCACTATCTGAGCGGATCGCTGAGCGCCGCGGCGCGATGCTTCCTGGCACTCTGGCAAGGCGTGCCGGTGGCCTTCTGCGCTACGCTGGCGCTCGTCGGCCGCAAACGCCGCCGCCGATTCACGCGGATCGTGACCCTGCCCGACTACCAGGGAATCGGGATCGGCATGGCCCTGACCGAGACCGTGGCCGAGCTGCACCGGCGCGAAGGGCACCGGGTGAACGTCACCGCCAGCCATCCGGCACTGATCGCCCATTGCCGCCGCTCGCCGCGCTGGCGGGCCGTCAAGGTGCGGAGAATGGGCGCGGACAGCGCCCGCCACCTCCTTCGCAACTACCGCGGATCGACGGGCCGCGCCGTCGTGTCGTTCGAGTACGTGGGTCAACTGTCATGCCTACTCCGTGTGCCGTCTGAGTATCAGCAAGAAACTCCAGCAAAGACCGCCTGATGAGTGTTGACGAGCAAAACCGGTACCCATACTAACCCGAAGCGCAAGCGAGGGAAATCGAAACCCGAAGCGCAAGCGAGGAATGTGTCCGGCGCTCACGCCGGAAACAAGGACCGTGCGAAGATGCCCGCCCCCGCACCTTAATCATCCGTTTCGCTCGTCAAGACTCACATGGCGAAACTCCACCATCAAACCGCCTGAAGGCGAAACTCCAACAAGGAGCCCTATCATGACGAAAACCGGACGTAAAACCATCCTCGACATCGACAAGCGGCGCGAGATCCTGGCCATCCTCGCCGTCGGCTGCAGTCGGCGCACGGCCGCGCGGTACGTGAACTGCGCGGTCTCGACGATCCAGAACACGGCGGACCGCGACCCCGACTTCGCCGCCGCCGTGGCCCGCGCCGAAAAACAGTGCGAGATCATGCTCCTGCACCGCGTCCAGAAGGCCGCCAAGCAAGACCAGTATTGGCGCGCCGCGGCCTGGCTCCTGGAGCGAATGAACCCCGAGGACTTCGCCCCGCGCGGACCCGACACCCTGACCGGCGCGCAGATCGCACAGATCCTCGCGCGCTTGGGGACCATCCTCGTGGAAAACATCCCCTTGCCCCAAATCCGCAAGCAACTGATCCGGAAGGTCAATGGCCTGGCGATATCCCTCGCGCTGCCCTCCCCGGACACGGACACGGACCATGACAACGAACCCTGAACGGCTGATGGCCGGAAGCCGGGCGGCCCAGGACCCGGTGCGCGAGGCGCTGGAGCTCCTCGGCCGGGAGTTGGCCCGGCGCCACGCGCAGGCGCGGCGCGCGGCGCGCGGGGGCGAGGACCTCGACCTGCTCGCCTGGGGACGCAAGTACCTGGCCGCACACTTCGTGCGCCCGCCGTCGGCCATGCACCGCTGGCTGGCCGCCCGGCTCCACGCCCTCCGCACCGCACGCGGCGTCAAGCTCAACGTGCTCGCCCCGCGCGGCGGGGCCAAGTCGACCATCGGCAGCCTGGCCTTCCCGCTGCGCGCCGCCCTGGAGGCCTGGGAACCGTACATCTGGATCGTCTCCGACACCCGGCACCAGGCCAACGCCCATCTGGAAAACATCAAGAGCGAGTTGTTGGACAACACCCGCCTGGCCCAGGATTACCCCGAGGTCTTCGGCCGCGGCCCGCGATGGCGCAACCAGTCGGTCGTGCTCCGCAACGGCGTCGCCATCGAAGCCTTCGGAACCGGCCAGCGCATCCGCGGCCGCCGGCGCGGCCCGCACCGGCCCACGCTCATCGTCTGCGACGACCTGCAGAACGACAGCCATATCCGCTCCGCCCTGCTCCGCGAGCGCTCGCGCGAATGGTTCCACGGCACGCTCATGAAAGCCGGCACGCCCGACACCAACGTCGTGAACCTCGCCACCGCCCTGCACCGCGACGCCTTGGCCATGGAGCTCAACCGGCGCCCCGGCTGGACCTCGCACGTTTTTCGGGCGATCGCGTCCTGGCCCGAAAATACCTCGCTGTGGCTGGAGTGGGAGACGATCTACAACGACCTGTCCAATCCGCGCTATCGCCAGGCGGCCCTCGCCTTCTACCAAGACCACCGCGCCGCCATGGACGCCGGCACGGTCCTGCTCTGGCCCGAGGTCGAAAACCTGTACACGCTGATGTGCATGCGCGTCGAAGGAGGACGCGCGGCCTTCGAACGCGAGAAACAGAACTCGCCCGTCAACCCCGACCTCTGCGAATGGCCCGAGGAGTACTTCGACGAATCCATCTGGTTCGACCAGTGGCCCGCGGGACTGGTGGTCAAAACCATGGCCCTGGACCCCAGCAAGGGCCGCGACGCGCGGCGCGGCGACTACTCCGCAATGGTCCTGCTGGGCGTCGACCGGCAAGGGCTGGTGTTCGTCGAGGCCGATCTGGCACGCCGCCCCACCCCGCAGATCGTGGCCGACGGCGTCGAGCTGCTCCGACGCTTCCGCCCCGACGTCTTCGGCATCGAGGCCAACCAGTTCCAGGACCTGCTGGGCGCCGAGTTCGAGACCCAGCTCCACCGGCAGGGACTGTTCGGACCCCGGCCCTGGCCCATCGAAAACCGCACCAACAAACAGGTCCGCATCCGCCGTCTGGGCCCGTACCTGGCCGGCCGGCGCCTGCGCATGAAGTCGCACAGCCCCGGCACCCAACTGCTGGTCGAACAGCTCCAGATGTTCCCCGTCGCCGATCACGACGACGGGCCCGATGCCCTGGAAATGGCCCTGCGCCTGGCGACCGAATTGCTCGCCGGCCGCGCCGGCAGCGATGGCCTCGGGAACCGGCTTTATTGATCCGTACATTCCAAATGAGCCAGGCCCGGGCACCGACCGAAGGTTGGTCGCGGGAGGCCGGTGAAAAAGGGTGAACGGTTTGAAGTATGGCTCATTTCCAATGCTCCGAT